TGCAATGACAAATTGGAAACTATGTGATGGTGCAACTTATGGATCTGTTACAACTCCAAATCTAAAAGATAAATTTGTTATTGGTGCTGATAGTTGGTCTACTGCGAATGCTGGTAGATGGGAAACCAATGTTACTGGAAGTGGAACTCAAAGTGGTGGTAGTAAAGATGCTATAATTGGTAATCATGGTCATACCTTCGGTATTTACAACGGAGGAGATGACCTTGGTACTAGTCAACCACCAATACAAGGTGATTCATCATCAATTCATACAACTATATCTACGAGTGATGCTAAATGGGCTGGTGCAGATGTTGGTGAAGCTTTAACTAATAAGAATCTACCACCATATTTTGCACTCGCATATATAATGAGAATATCTTGAATAAATATTTAAAAAAATAATAGATAATGGCAATAAAGGTATACAAAGGTGGTTCATGGGTTAATACGACAGGTCTTTCTGCAATAGGAAAGGCTGATAGACTTGCTATTGGGCAGACTAATACTTCTCCTCTATCAGCTGATAAAGCATATTATCTTTCTTTTGTAGATGCAAATCACGAGCATACTTCTAGACAATATGAGGATTTTTATACTGGTATTGGAATAACCTTTAGTCCAATTAGTAATGCTCTTAGTGTAGGTGGTAATATCCTTTCTAATGGGTCATTATATTTAACTGGTACTTCAACTGATGAAAATGGAGATATTCATAGTTTTGGTGGATTGGATGGTCACTTTGGTATTTTTAATGAAGGTGCAGGTCCTTTATGGTTATCTGTAAAAGATTCTAATAATACTACTTTGGTTGGTATTGTTAGTTTTAGTTCTGATAGTGGTAGTAATTTTGCTGCTAGACAATCTATATTTCAATCAAACATTAATCCTAGAGTTACGGATACTTATGATATAGGAGAATCTGCACAATTACAATGGAATAATGTTTATGCTAATTGTTTTCATGGTGATGGTACTGGATTAACAGGTACTGGTTCTTGGGAACCTGATAATAAAGAAAACTTAAAAGCAGGTACTAATGCTGGTGCTGGAATCAATAATCATACTTGTTATAATATTTTTATAGGATATGAATCAGGAAAAAATACTGCTAGTACTGCAGGAGGTACTGACAATGATGGAATAGCAGATGAAAATATTTTTATAGGAAGATGTTCAGGTCATAGTAATACTACAGGTGGTTATAATGTTTTTGGTGGATCCCATAGTGGATTTTGTAATTTAACTGGTAATTCTAACGTAGCAATAGGTCATAGTGCTGGATATTGTAATTCTTCTGGTGATGCTAATATCTTCTTAGGACATTGTGCAGGTAGATATAGCACTACTGGTAGTGATAACATCTTTATGGGTTATCAGGCAGGATATTGTAATAGAGTACATAACAATAATATTTTCCTTGGATTTTATAGTGGTAAACGTATAACTGGTGTAGATAATATTGCATTAGGATATAGTTCATTACTTGGTGGAGCTTCTGGGGAGAATGCAAATACAGGACAAGGTAATATTGCCATTGGTTGTGCTACTGGTAAATTACTTAATGATGGAAATCATAGTTATAATGTTTTCTTAGGTGGTTTTGCTGGACAGGGACAAAAAAAAGGATCTTGTAATATAGTTATTGGATATAATGCTCAGACTGCTTGTCAAGACGGAACGGATGCATGTACTAGTAAACAATTAGCAATCGGTATTAATGCTGACAATTGGTTATCAGGTGATAGTAGTTTTAATATTAGACCTGGTAGAGGTATAATAGATTCTACTGGTTCTTGTGGTACAGATAATCAGGTATTAACTTCACATAAAGTAGCAGGTACTCCAGATAATTATTATGTAAAATGGGCAACGAATGTATCTCAGGCAACTTCTGCAAATGAATTAAAAATAACTGAAAATGAGATAGCAAATACTAATACTGATACACATTACATATGGTTTGGTGATGATTCTACGAAGGATAATTATGATGGAATGCAGATTGATAAAAATGCATTAGTTTATAAGGGAGGTAGATTTGGTGTAGGAACTAATGATCCACAAGCACTGTTACATATTCAGAATGCTGGACCTCAACTTCAATGGTCAGATTCTACTGATAATTCTGATTCTAAAATCAGATATAATAGCCCAAATTTTATAATTGAAGCAGACTCTAATAATGAAGCAGAAGACAGTAATATTTCATTTAGAATTGATGGTCCATTAGTTCATCCTAATGAAAAACTTCGCATTACACAACAAGGTCATGTTGGTATAGGAACCACAAATCCAATTTCTGATGAGATTGCTACTAGTCTTGGAACCAATAATAGTGTTTTAGCTGTTGGTATTGTTACCGCTAAGGAATACTATGGAACATTTAAAGGTACGATTTCTCCTGATGCATCAATAACATTAGATAAAATTCAAGAAGGAGATACATCTGCAGAAGTAGTTGATACTGGTACTGATGGACACTTCAAGGTATTAACAGATGGGACAGAAAGACTTCGCATTGATGACGCAGGAATATCTACATTTAGTTCTGATGTGGCACTTATAGCTAGATTCCAAAGAATTGGAAATACTGATGGAAAATGGGCAAAGGTAGATATTAAAGCAAATACCATAGACGGAAATTCATATCTTACATTTAGTGATTCTGCTGCAACTGAAGTTGGTGCTATTAATTATGAACATAATGATGATACTCTAAGGTTTGAAGTATGGGATAGAGATCAGACTAATCCTCAAAGAAGATCAAGATTACAGATTGGAAACCTTGGTCAAATTGGTCTTTATGACGACACATCAGGCACTAGTAATGATTATGGAGATAGTGATGATGTATTAACCAGTCAAGGTCCTAATGCTAAACCTATATGGAAAGCTGTTAGTGGTATTCCTGCAAGTACATCAGTTCAGGTTAAAGTTACAAAAGTCAATGATGATACGAGATATTATTTGACTGGTGTTACAGCAACTAATACTGGGGAAGCTACTACAGTAGATAAAACATTATATCAAAATATGCCTGGAGCACCGAAGGACACTCATTTGTATATGAAGCCTTCGAGTGGTATGCTATTTCTAAAAAATATTCGAGGAGATATTGTTGATCCAACAGGTAAAACTTGGCCAGAAACTAATGGTGATTTAAAGATAGTTACAAGTAATTTTATACCAGATACTAATTCTACAACAGTAGATAGTAATGGTAATCCTACTAATGGACAAAACTTAGGAGGACCAAGTAATAAATTTGCAACGGTATATGCTCAGAAATTTGATGGACTTTTAGGTGGAACTGCAGACAAAGCAAAGCAACTTGAAGTTCAAAAGAATGAAAGTAGTGGAACTGGTCATTACTTTGGTATGATTACAGGTGCTGGTGAGAATGGATCTCCTAGTAATCAAACTTTTTATACCGATACTTCTTTAACATATAATCCAAGTTCTGATATATTAACCGCACTTAATATAGAAGTTAGTACTAAGTTACATGTAAAGGGTAATACTGTTCTTGGTGATGATCTTGCCTATGATACGGTAACATGGTATGCAAGAAGTAATACAATTTTACCATCTGGAGATATTGACAGCGAGAATTACACTTCTCAAGATTTAGGTAGTGGAACAAGAGGGTGGAATACAATCTATGCCAAGACCTTTAATGGAGCTTTAGGTGGAACTGCAACTCGATCTTCATCGGTTCTAAGTGACACGGTTAGTGATGATAAAGATTATGTTTTAACTTTTATTGATTGGGTATCATCTGAAGGTACACAAGTTTATAAACCTCTTAAATTTGATGCTGATGGAACTACATATAATCCGCTAAGTAATGTCCTAACAACACCTAATTTAGCTGTATCTGGTATTACAACTCTAGGTACCTCAATCACAGGAAACAATCCTGATACAACAAAATTTAATTCTCATATAGTCAGTAATATCACACCAGGAGGAACAGTAACTACTCCTGGAGATTATACAGTTTATAATCTTGGAGAATCTGCTCGTCGATGGAATACGGTTTATGCAAAATCATTTGATGGTGCTTTTACTGGATCAATAGAAAAAATTAATACAGCAAGTAGTGAAGATGAAAATACTACTTATCTAACATTTACTACGACTTCACCAACTGATAGTGAACGTGGTTCATTTCTTCTTGTAAATCCACATTTAAAGTTTAGATCAAATGCTACAAGTCCTGGTGAGAAATTAACTGTTGATTGTCAACTTGATGTTACTGGTGATGCATCATTTGCTGAAGATGTTACATTAGGAAGTGGTGATGCTGCTGATAAAGTAACATTTAATAGTAAGATTGCTGCTCCTCTTACTCTTGGTATAGGTCAAATATTACCATATTCACCAGCTAATGAAGCAAAAACTGCAGGTATAGATCTTGGTGGTAGTAGTGCATATTGGAAGACAATTTATGCTAGAGAATTTAAAGGTGCTATTACAGGAAACGCTACAAGTGCATCAGCATTAAATCCAGGAGCAACAATAAACCTAACGAGTGGTACTTATGATGCAACTCATGATTTTAGTTCTGCTGGTACTATAAAATTTACTGGTGCGAGTAATTATGAGGTTACTGCTCAATTAAATAACACTGGTGTTACTGCTACTACTTATGGTAATAATACTGGCACATCATATGCAAGATTTACTGTTGATGCAAAGGGTAGAATAAAATCAGCATCAACTCAAGCTATCAGTTTGACTGGATTAACTGCAGATAAGGCAAAACAAGTTCAAACTATAACATCTACTAGTGCTAATGCACATTATTTAACTTTTGTTGATAGTAATACTAGTACTGCGACTGCTAAAAATGTTTATACTGATGGTACATTAAAATACACTCCATCAACAGATACACTAGCAGTTTCAAAATTTGTACCTACTGGAAGTTTCCCAACAACAGCAGGAAAAATCCCAACAACTAAACAAGTTGGTGGAAACATTACTTGGGAATGGGGTGATGGAACTGCATCAGGTATAGGTAGGAATTATACTTTACCATTAACTGTATCTGGTACATCTGGTAATACAAGTGCAACATGGACATTAACTGATAATGCATCTACTCCAAATACAGATCCAATAACAATAAAAGCAGGAACTGGTCTCAAAATTGATTCAACTGGTAATGAAGTTCTTGCTGGTACATTTACCATTAGTATGGATACTAGTAGTAATACTGCTTTTAAATATAAAAATACTTATGCAACTAATGCAAATACTACTAACAAAGCAGATGCAGTACTTCAAATATATCCTAGTGCTGGAAATGCTGCAAATGACCAAAAAATTACATTAACTCCAGGATCTGGAATTAAATTTAGTAATTATGGTGCTCAAGCATTAACTATTGAATCTGATGCTGATGTTGGTGCATCAACGGTTGATCTTGGTAAAACATCGGATATTAATCATGCCAATCCATGGCATTTCGTATTTGCTGATTCTAGAGATGGAGGAAGTGAAACACTTTATGTAGATGACGAGTCATCAGTGCCTATTAAGTATAATAATGATACAGACGAACTACAGACAACAAATTTATATGTTACTGGAAATACTATTCTTGGAGATGCTCTCGCTGATGCAGATACAGTAACATGGAATGCAAGGAGTGGAACGATATTACCATCAGGTACTAGTGGTACTAAAGACTTAGGTAGTAGCACTTATAAATGGGGTACTGTTCATGCTAATACTATTACAGGATCATTATCGATTGATACAAATAATACAGAAGTTTTATATACAAAAACAGTTGGTGGTAATAAAGTAGCTGCTGGTACTGGTGAATTTACATTTACAGAAACTACCAGCAAAAATACATTAAAAGTAACTCATACTGATGCTGTTGGTTCTGGTGGTTATATTAGAGCATCATCAAAAGATGATGCGAATTTTGTTGAAATAAATTGTGATGCTGGTATAGAGATATGTAGAACCATCACTAATACTGGTGGTGATGGTGGAGCATATCTTGATTTTAAAGATAATGCTGCTGATGATTATGGTGCTCGTATACAATTAACAACACATGTTGCTGGTGGTGGTTGGAATCAAGATAATGATAGAGGTGGATTATTATTTCAAACTGGTGGAGAAAATAATCGTCATATGTTATTAACTAAAAATGGAGTTTTAGGTATAACAACATATAATGGTTTAAGTGCAATAAAAACCAATGATGGTAGTAATCATGAAAATTACTTTGTTCCAGGAATACCTAGAGATGCTGATTTAAACGATGCACATAATATAGATCAGCACGTTGTTTTGGATGTTAATGGTACATTAATGCTTCGGGCAAATTTCGAAAATGGTCAAACTATAGCAAATGGTAGAGAGGGTGCTCAATTAGTATTCAATAATTCTGACGATACGGTAGGATTTAGTGTTGATGTTTATGGTAGTAGTGCTAATAATAGTACTCTAAGAATTATTAATGAGAAAAAAATAATTGGAAGTAGAGGAACTCAAAGATTTGCCATGAATCAGGATGGTGCAATAACCTTTAAAACTTATAGTGGTGCACAAGATGGTACTCATAATGCTAGTAATGTTAATGCTGATTATGGATCATCAAATGATGTATTAACAAGTCAAGGACATGGTAGTTATCCTATATGGAAATCACTTAGTGCTCTAGGTGCTGGTGGATTAACAGTTAATGTAAGATATCACACTGGTGGTTTTGCAGTATATACACCTACAACTGGTACCAAATTTATTCGTGTTCAAGTCATTGGACCTGGTGGAGGAGGTGGAGGACTTGATGCTGATAGTGAGGAATCGATGTGGAGTGGTAGTGGAGGTGGTGGTGGTTACTGCGAAGCTTACATTAAGATTACTAGTGGTAATGGTACAATGGTCTACCAATGTGCTACTGGTGGTCCAGGTGGTGCTATTGGTCAACCTGGATCAGGTGGTGGTATATCAATGTTCTGGACAAATTATGGTACCAACGATCAAATCTGTATGCAAGCTTGTGGTGGTGAAGGTGGTGAACGAGCTGGAGAGGATGGAAATAGTTGGAATGCCATCCATCCTGGTAGGCTCTCAGGTGATGGTGGACAAGGTTTATACGTAAAGGGTGGAATTAGTGTGTATGGAGTTCCTCCATCTTCGGGTGGTGGAGCCCTTCCAAACTGGATAAACTACATATATCTCTCTAGGGGTGGACAAGGAGTGAATAATTATACTACCAAGAAGCGTTATCCTGGTCCACCATCAGGTATAACATATCAGTCATGGGATCTTGATGGTGGTGGTTCTAGTGGTATGGGTGGATATACTTATGGATATGGTGGTCATGGTTGTTATGATAATAGTAGTTATAACAGAGTTGGGGGGGATGGAACTGATGGTATTGTTATTGTTACAGAATTCGGAGATTTCTAATTATGTCCAATCAAATTAAAATAGTTTACTTAGAAGATAATGTTGTTCAATCTGTCAGTATAGGAAAAACAACAGATCTAGATATTGGTATTACTTTAAATAGTGGTACAGAACTTATTGGAGTATCAACTACCACTAATGTTGGTTTTGGTTATACTTATGTTGATGGTAGCTTTGTAGCACCTCCTGTACAAGAAATAACAACTGATGAAAAATGGAAAATTCTTAGACAAAGGAGAGATGATAGACTTGCTCGAACTGATTGGAGGGCATCTTCTGATTTAGTTTTGTCTGATGAATGGAAAACCTATCGACAAGCATTAAGAGACCTTCCAGCAAGTACGTCTGATCCTGCTAATCCAACTTGGCCAACAAAACCATCTTGACAAAATAGAATAGATAGTCTATAATTGAAAAAACTTATAGTAATTCCTATGGACGAGAATGTTCTTGGTGTTGTAATTGATTTGTGTTCTCGTACATTTTTGATTAAAAGTAATCAAGGGTGCGAGAAATACTTAAAATGTGAGGATACAGACCAATTCATGAGAGTATTGAGGGTATGCACCGATCTTTTGAATGAAGATGAGATAAAATATGACTCAATACCACCTCGATAAAAATTATTAATTTCTGCCTTACTAAATATATCATAGAAATAGATTAGAAGTCAGCGATGCCACTGAATAAGCTAGATAATTTCCTAAAGAATGTAGAAGGTCGTATTCTTTATGTGAGTCCAAGTGATTTAGACTCAACGGATGACATTACAAATGAAGGTAATTCTCAGACAAGACCATTTAAAAGTCTACAGAGAGCATTAATTGAAGCAGCAAGATTTTCTTATAATATAGGAAATAATAATGATTTAGTAGAGAAAACTACTATATTATTAATGCCAGGTGAATACTTAATTGATAATAGACCTGGTTATGGAATATATAAAGATGGTAATTCTGCAAAAGCACTAACACCTAGTGGTGGACCTGCAGATGCATCAATTTTTCATTTAACATTAGACTCTAATTTTGATATAAATCAGTCAGATAATATACTTTACAAATACAATAGTGTTTATGGTGGAGTTATTGTACCTAGAGGTACATCTATTGTTGGATTAGACCTAAGAAAGACGAAGATAAGACCTAAGTATGTTCCTAACCCTACAGATGATACTGCAACATCTGCCATCTTTAGAATAACTGGTGGATGTTATTTCTGGCAGTTCTCTATATTTGATGGAAATCAGAATAGTGAGGTTTATATTAATAATTCTGATGTTGAAAGACCAACATTCTCTCACCATAAATTAACTGTATTTGAATATGCTGATGGAATAAATGAACATCCTACTACAAAAATAGATGATTTAAATATGTATTATCATAAGCTTTCTGTAGCTTATGCTTCTGCATCTACGAGAAATGTTCAAGATAAGTATCCTGCAAGTACAAGGGGATTTGCATCAAGAAGACCAGAATATGAAATTGTTGGTGCATTTGCTTCAGATCCTATTGCTATAACGAATATTAAGGCAGGTGATGGTGTATATGCAACAAATGAAGTTACTGTAGAAACTTTAACAGATCATAATCTTGATTTAGGAACTCCTATTAAAGTTAATGGTGTTAGTCCATCGGATTATAATGTATCTGCTGTAGTTACACAAACATTTCCAGATGATTCTAAGAAATTTAGGTATACTCTTGCTGATTATAATCCAGGATTAGAAACTCCAGCAAATGATGTTACTGGTGCTACAGTGACTATTGAAACTGATACTGTTGATGGTGCATCTCCATACATCTTTAACTGCTCATTACGTTCAGTTTATGGTATGAATGGTATGAAGGCAGATGGTAATAAGGCAACTGGATTTAAATCTATGGTTGTTGCCCAGTTTACTGGTGTCTCTCTACAAAAAGATGATAGAGCATTTGTTAAGTATAACAAATCCAATAGAGAATATGAAGGAATTAATATTGTAGCAACTCAACCACCTAGATTAGCACAAGAATCATCACCAACCAATCCTTCTAGGATATATCATTTAGATTCCGATGCAATTTATAGATCTGGATGGGAAACTACACACGTTAGTATTACTAATGATGCTATTCTTCAAATAGTTTCTGTTTTTGCTATTGGATACAATAAACATTTTGCTGCAGAAAGTGGTGGTGACGCTTCTATTACAAACTCTAACTCCAACTTTGGACAAATTGCATTAGTTTCTGATGGATTTAAGAGAGATGCGTTTGAAAAAGATGATACGAGTTATCTAACACATATTATTACACCAAAAGCAATTACTCCAGATGAAGAAGAAATTGATTGGATGAGATTTTCTGCTGATACTGGTGGAAATGGTGTATCCAATGATGGAAAAGTATATCTTGATGGATTTACAAGTGAAGATATTAAACCACCAGCTTTAACCCAAGGTTATCGTATAGGTGCTAAAAAAGAAGATAAGATATTTGTTAAAGATGCCGGTGGTGAAGAAAAATGGGCATACGTTAATATGACCGTGAAGGATGATGCTACTGATACTATAAGTATATTAGGAACGACTAGAAGTGTTAAAGAGTACTCTATATCAACACCAGGATCCAATCAATTCACAACATCTGTAAATCATAATCTTTCAAAAGGTGAAAGAGTTCTTATTAGAAGTGAAGATGGAGATCTTCCTGAAAATATTGAAGAAGATATTGTTTATTATATAATTAAATCTCCAGGTACAACACAATTTAAATTAGCATCTTCTAAATCTAATGCTGATTTGGGAGTGGCAATAGATGTTACTGGAGGAACAAATCTTAAGGTTCTAAGTAGAGTTACTGATAAAGAATCTGGTGATATTGGACATCCTATTCAATGGGATGGTACTAACAATCAGTGGTATATTGCAACTAATAGTCAAGCAGATCAGAACTCTCAAGGTGCTACACTTTTTGCTTATTTGAATAGTATAAAAGGTGCAGGTGTAAAAACAGAACCATCTTACGTTAAGAGAATATCGGATAATAGAATATTAGATGATAAAATATACAAATTAAGATTAACAGTTCCTGGTGAAACTCTTCTTGCAAAAAATCCTGAAAATGGATTTATTATGCAGGAATCGAGTAAAACTGGTTATAGAAAAAATGAAGATTTTACTATAGATACAGATACTACTGACTTAACTAGAAGTGATTATGATTATGCTAGAAATTTAAGATATATTCGTAGTGCCACTTACAATAGTAGTATTCAGAGAGTAACTATAGGTGGTAATAGAGCACATAATTTTAATGTTGGTGATACAATTCACATCAAAGGTTTGAAATCAACAGGTAATACTACTGGTGATGATAATATTGGATATAATGGAACCTTTATTGTAGATGGTATTACTGATAGTATGTCATTTACATATTATCCAGGAAGATCATTAGCTGCGGCAGCAACAAATCCGTTTATAGGTAATGTTGCTTCTAATGATCTTAATGTATCATTACCTAGATTTGAAAGAGTAGATATGCAATCAAATATATTTCTTTATAGAAATGAAATTTTTGCAAACTACAATACAAATGATAAAGCTGATGGTATATATCATGCATATCCATTAAATGCAAATAATAAATTACCTGCTGATCAAGTAGCATTTACGGATCTAGAATATAGTCAAAATGTTGTTAATTTATATCCACAACTTAATAGGGATAATATTGATGAAAATCCAAAAGCAACTAAAACATTTGCATTAAGATCACCACTAGGGGCAGTTGGAACTAACTATCCTGAAAGAAGTATAACAAGAGAAACAGTTGACAAACTTAATAAAGATTTTGGTATTGGTTTAACAATTGGTAGTGTGGTAAATGGTGTTGATAATTCAACAATTACCTTTGAAAGAAATCATAACTTAGGTGGTTTGGTATCAGGTGTCCCTCAATCAGGTAGTTCTGGATATACAAATGGAACATATTATAATGTAAAGATATTTACTGATTCTGGATTATCCACTTGGAAAGGAACATTAGCAGATATTGTAGTATCAAGTCAAGTTATCAATAAAGTAACTATTAAAAATCCTGGTTCAGGTTGGTCTGCTAGTGATAGTAAAGGATATTATGATACTAATGTTACTACTGGTATTGGTGCTGGTAGTGGTGGTCACTTATCCGCAAATACATCTGGATCCGTTCTTACAGATGCTCAGTTAGGTAATAATACAAATCTTACAATTCAATTTACTGGATCTGAAACTACTGGTGATTTGTATTACAGAATGACTACAGTTCCTGGAACAAATCAGATTGGTATTGCAACAGCAGTTGGAGATACGAGACCTACTACAGATCAATATGCCTTTATCGTTGGTCCTAGTATTCAAGCAAATGCTGCTATATTAGATGGAACTGCTACATTTACATCTACTACTCCTCATGGATTAGTTAAAGGAAATAAATTTCAATATAATCGCAGTACTAATACTAATCGGGGAGAATTTGTTGTTGCTTCGGTTACAAGTCCTACAAAATTTACGTCTAAAACTACTTTAAATAATCAAAATATAAGTAATGGATGGGTTCTAAAACATGGATTGTCTGCAAATGATTCTGTTTCTCAAAAGGATAGTGAAAATCTTGCTTCAAGAGGTGCAGAAATATTTAATTATGAAGTTGCTACTGGAATTGTAGGTGATCAAACAACAAATCCCTCTGAAGATGATGTAATTCATTCTATCACTTTATTGAATAGTAAATCTGGTATTATAGAAAGATTCCCATATGGTTCTTATATACAAATTGGTGATGAAATTGTACGAGTTAAGAGTTCTCAACTATTGAATTCACCAGGGTCTAATAACACTAAAATAAAAGTTATTCGTGGTGTTTTGGGAACACAAAAACAAAACCATGGAACTAATCCTTTATTACTTAAGAGTATTAGACCAATACCTATTGAATTCCATAGACCTTCTATCTTACGTGCTTCTGGTCATACATTTGAATATCTTGGTTATGGTCCAGGTAACTACTCAACAGCATTACCACAGGTTCAGGTAAAAACTCTTACTGAGCAAGAAGAGTTCCTATCACAATCCCAAGAAAGAGGTGCTGGTGCAGTTGTCTACACTGGTATGAATAATAAGGGTGATTTCTACATTGGAAACCAGAAGAAATCTGCTCTAACAGGTGAGGAGATTACATTTGATACACCTATCCCAACTGTTGCTGGTGAAGATCCTGCAAGATTGAGTGTAGTATTTGATGAAGTAACTGTCAAAGAAAGATTAGTTGTTGAAGGTGGTAAATCTCAGACATCATTATCTGAATTTGATGGTCCAGTTACATTTAATAATGATGTTCAATTTAAAAAAGCTTTAAAACTAAAATCTGGAGATAGTTCTACTAGCACATCTAGTGGTGCTCTTCAAGTTACTGGTGGTGTTGGTATTAGTGAAAACTTACATGTTGGTGGTACTATTAATTCAACTGGTACTATAACTGGTAATGTAAATGGTAATGTAACTGGTGATATATCTGGATCTGTAACAGATACTGGTTTAACTGCAGGTCGTGTTGTTCTTGCTGGAACTGGTGGAGAATTAACTGATAGTGGTAATTTAACATTTAATACCACTAGTAGTATTATGGCATTGAGTGGTCAATTTAAACCAACTACCAGTGCAGATGCCACACCAGCAATTATTGCTGAAAATACTGGAGGACAGGGTTCAGTTATTCAAAGATGGAAAGGTAATGGCGATGCGATAGAACTTCAGGGTACTGAGAATTCAGTAGGTGATTATTATCTTGTGAATACTGGAGGTGCAAAGAAAAATGGAATAAGATTCCATAATGGTGATACTGGACTTAAATTTATGACTGATGATACCCTAAGAATGAAGATAGAGGGTGATACTGGTATTATTACGATAGAAAAGGAACTGCGTTGTAAAGATGACATTACTGCTTACTATTCATCTGATAGAAACTTGAAAGATAATATCTCACCTATCAAACAGGCACTAGATAAAGTTAAATCAATTAGTGGTAATACATTTGATTGGAATGAAAAATCTCAATATGAAGGTAAAGTTGATACTGGTGTTATAGCACAAGAAATTGAGGCACTTGATCTTCCTGGATTGACTACTACGAGAGATAATGGATTTAAGGCAGTAAGGTACGAGAAATTAGTACCATTACTAATTGAGTCTATTAAAGAACTCTCTGCTAAAGTTGAAAAACTAGAATCAATGGCACATCCGAAACCAACTGGGAAAACTCAGAAAAGGAATGAGGATAGATTAGATGCTATTGAAAAACAGATAAATAACTAAAAAGAAATAATGGCAAATTATACTAAGTCATTCAATTTTAGAAATGGGGTACAGGTTGACGATGATAATTTCGTTATAAATCCTAGTGGATTAGTAGGAATAGGGACTTCACAACCAAATAAAGAACTTGATGTTCTGGGAGATAGTAGAGTTTCTGGAATTTCTTCCTTCAATCATATTGGGGTGGTAGGAGTTGTAACTGTTGGTACTGGCATCACAATGGATGCTGCCACTGGTATTATAACAGCAAATTATTTTAAGGGTGATGGTAGTGAATTAACTGGTATTGGAAATACAGGTTGGAATCAATTATATGAAGGTTCAGGTTTAACAACGTCGTTTAATATTGGTATTGGAACAACTGCATCTGGTAATTATCAACTTCAAATTGGTAATGATCCTGTAACTGATGTTGGAGTTGGTATTACAGAAGGAAATATTACAATAAGTGGATTAACAACTACTAAAGACTTTTTTGCATCTGGAGTATCTACTGCTGTAGGATTTGCCACATTTAGGAGTGATGTATTTGTTGCTGGAATCACAACATTTGCAGGAATTACAACTGTAACTGGAGATACTTTCTTTGCAAAAGATGTTACTGCATCTGGTATTTCTACTCTTAGTAATGTTGTTGTTGGTGGTGCTACAACAGAATTAGTTGTGGGTGGTGATACGAGAGTTACTGGTATTATTACTGCAAATTTAATGAGTGCAGAAAATCTTCAAACTCAGTATCGTATTCCTTATGTTCATCCAAATGGATATTTAACAGAATCTGGTGCAACAGTTACTACAGATGGTACATCAATAAATGCAACTACATTTCAAGGAACAACTTTCAGTGGAATGGGTGCTGTAATCAATGGTGGAGTTTCAGCAATAACTTTCAGTGGTGGTGCTACTGGATTAACTGGTGTTAAACCAGAATCTTTTACTAATACTGGAATTGGTACAGTTAAAGGATTAGAGATAACAGGATTAACTACAACAAATCTTTTATATTCAAATAATGTAGGTGTTGGAACTACTAATCCTACAAGTGATCTTGAAGTTAAGAAACCTGAATCTTTTGTTCAATTTGTTGGTGAAGTTGGTGTATCAACAGTAAGTATTGGACAATCTCTTGGTATTGGACATAGTACTGGTGGTTTAAGGTTTGGTAATTCTACTGGAACCTTTGATG